TCGTTTGTGGAAGTACAGGAACTCCGTCTCGCCGCCTTCCTGCACGTCGTTGAGATAGAGGATGTAGACTCCGACCCTGCCTGAATAAAGTTTTCCTCCGTCCTCGCTATGCCACACATGATACCCTCCGCCAGGTTGTGTCTTCTGGATCTTGTAGGTGTAGACAGTGTGCCGATCATAGTCGGAGAGCACACTGTAGTTCTTCATATAGTCAGCATAGCAAACGTTCCAGAAGGTCTCATTGAACTCGCCCAAGAATCCGCCGATGTTTGGATGTGCGAACGAGATGCTGGTGACATCGGTCGGGTTTATGTTGCAAGAGTTGTCCTTTTTGATTCTCTCTTGCTCGTCCCTGCCGTAAGTACGATTGGTCTTCTGAGACCACTCGAAATATTCGACCAAGCTATCACAGAACTTGGCAGAAAAGGCATCGTCATAGACGCCGATGAAGTTTTCGTACTGCGTCGAGATGGTCATCTGAACTTAGGCCCCGCTATCCAAGCCACAAGGGAATGCCGCACGCCCTTCGTGACAGGCGTGACTCGATGCAGCATAAAGCTGGGGAAGACAGTCGCCAAGCCCTGTTTTTTCATTACTTGAACAGGATCTCTAGAAGATAGAATTTCCAGTTCACCGCCGTCATAATCATCAGGGTCGCTCAATTGGATGACGATAGACAGCTTTCTGGGGGCAATGTCCGTCGCACCTGCGTCCTGATGCCAGTCATAATGCCCATTCTCGCTGGCATAGTATGTCGTGAATTGAATCGCCTCGCACAGCCCATGAATGTCGAACCCATAGAATTGCCCGTTGATATTGCTGACGATGTGAGCGACCCTGTCGAATATCCACTCTGTTTGCTGGTTGTAGTGCAGCCAAGAGACTTTTGAGGAACGATAATCTTCTGATAGTTGATTGTCTCCGATGACCGCTTCCGACTCACCGATAACGGAGGCGAACTTCTTGATCGCCTCAATCTCTTCTAGCGATACAGCATCTCCCCAAGTCGTGAACGGATGGTTGCCGTACCCCTGCGATGGCGTGGGTTTGAAAATATAATGCGTCACTGACGGTTCCAGTTCACTATGATTTGCCCCGATGTGGCGACCGACACGGGATATGCCGTCCGCATGATGATTGCAGCGTTCGCGTTCGTCGTGTTGGCGGCACTACCGGCACCTGCTGTTCCCCCGGCTGTTGCACCTGTGCCTGCTGTTCCCGCCGTACCGGGGTTGCCATTGGTGCCAGCCGTACCGGGGTTGCCAGCGCCTCCGGGGTTGCCAGTATTGCCTGCGGTACCATTGGCGCCCGCTGCCCCAGCGTTGCCGGGGTTACCTGCCGCTCCAGCTGGGTTAACAGAACTATTACCTCCCGCTGCTCCAGCGCCTCCATTCCCACCACCTGGTACGCTTGTGCCGGGGGTGCCAGCGTTGCCGGGGCCGACTGCCCCAGTTGTGTTTATCCTGCCAGTCGGACTGCCAACAATGTTGTGGTTTCCGCCGCCCCTACCGCCACCCCCTCCACCACCGGTGCCGGGGTTGCCAGATGAGCCAGCGTTACCTGGGTTCCCGGTACCACCTGCGGTCCCGCCATTCCCACGAGGACCGTTATTTCCTGGGTTTCCATTGTTACCGGGATTACCTGGGTTTCCAGCGGCGCCAGGATTACCGGCCAAGCCCCCTCCCCCGCCAGAGAAGTTCAAAGAAAACACAGAAGAGGCGGTCCCAACGCTTCCATTATTGCCTGGGGCGCCAGCAGTGCCAGCGTTTCCGGGGTTCCCGGCGGTACCGGAATTTGCTCCAGTGCCAAAATTTCCGTTCGCGCCGACCGCACCGGGGCTTCCAGCACCTCCGGGGTTTCCTGCGCCTCCGGCGTTGCCGTCTCCCGCAGCGCCGCCAGCCCTGCCAGGGTACTTGTCTATATTCACGGTCACTGGGGCAATGTTGACAGTGAAAGTTCTTGCGGTTGTGCTCCCACCCGGCCCACCACGGCCTGTGCCAGTCTGCCCCCCCCCAGCGGGAGACGGAATAGTGCTACCGGAGGTGTTATATGTGGTAGTAGTTTCGGAATTGAATGAACCTGATCCACCAGCGCCCCCCGCGCCAGCGGTGCCAGCAGTACCACCGTTACCTTGAGCGCCGCCTGCGCCTCCGGTTCCCGGACTGCCCGGGTTGCCAGGGTTCCCAGCTAGACCTCTCGCGCCGCCATTCCCAGCAGCCCCGTTGTTGCCAGGATTTCCTGGATTGCCGGGGTTCCCAGGAGCACCCTTCCCGGCGATTGAGACCGCCTGAACGCCGAACGGGGACGTGAAAGTTCCGCTTGAGTTGAAGGTCGCAGATCCTGCTGGGACGATGGTCCTTCGCAGAAGGCTAGAGACAGCGATGGGCATAGTTTACCCCTCAAAGTTAGCCAGTGCAGCCCAATCGATCGCCTTGATCGCGTCGACACCGTAGACGAGTACCGTTTCACGCGGCGGGACATCCTTGAAGTCGAAAGCCTTGTCGTAGGTCACGAAAGGGAAAGAGGTCACGTTGGCTGCATGCGGGGTGTCCGCAAACGTCTCGTTTGCCCAATTGATGCAGATTTCATGCTGCTCGGGATCTGCATAGTGCAGATGCGAGAACTCAATGCCGCTGGCCTTCATGTGCTGGAAAGCCTCATAGGACTCAAGCGCCGATGAGTTGAAGCCGGTGTAGAGATAGAAGTTGACGTTTGCCCGGTGTGCCATCGTGCTCTCCTTTCTTATGAGACGTTAGCCATTGCGAAGGTGCCGAACCAGTTAGAACCGGCGTCGACGGTGAAGAATGTCAGGACATCGATGTCTGATGCCCCGGTCGAAAGTGTTGGCGTTTGTCCCTCTGTGTACTTGGCATTTGTGAACGTCGCGGTTCTGTTTCCAGTGCCGTCCTGCCGAAGAACAATCACCACCGGCCTCGAGTAACCAGAAGAAGGCGGGTTCGTGAACGTGAAGGTCACGTTGTTGCCAAGCGTGATGTCGAAGATGTTCGAGAGACTCGTGTCGATATTGTAGGTCGACGCCGAAACAGTGCCGACCGTCGTGATCGTCTCCCGATACGCTTCAAGCGTTGAGTTGTCGATTGTTGCCGTCACGCTGCCGCCAGAGATCGACACATTGGATGAGTCCTGCGTGGCGATCGTGCCGAGGCCAAGATTTGTGCGAGCCGTCGATGCGCTCGACAGATCGCTCAGGTTATTGCTCGGCTGGACGATGTCCCCACCAGCCGCCGTAGCGAAGACCGTGGCTGCGCCGCTGAGATTGATTGCCGCACCGGATGCAGAACTCTCGCTCGGCGTCCGAGACAACGTTGTGCCAGACGCCGTGTAGACGCCTGCGCCGATTTCCCAGTTGCTACCGTCCTCTATGACGTAGCGGACTGTCTGCCCATCAGTGACGCCCGCAGCCGCGAAGGATTGGTATCCTGTCACCGCAGAGCCGAGCGTAATCGTGCCTGTGCCTGTAGTGGCCGTCGCCATCTTGGCGCGGTTGACGAGCGTCACCATGTCCTGTCACCTCAAGCGATCTGAAGAACGCCGTTCGCCGCCGAGAAGTCGACCGTGAGGCTGTCGCCATCATTCAGCGTCAGGGACGAGCCGTAGTCATAGTAGCCGATCAGCGGGTCGGCCGGCGTCGTCACCGTGTCGTTAAAGATGTAGACATAGCGGAACGGGCCTGTCGTGCCGCCGGTCGAGGTGAGCGTGATGTCCGCCAGCACCAGCTTGTAGGTGCCGCCGGATTGCGTCGACGAAGTCGTCGTCACGTTGCGGCTCGAGAGGTTCGTGTAGGTGATCTGGGTCACGTTCGCCAGGACGCCATTGTTGTCGGAAGTCGGGTTGCTCGACTCCGAACCGGGAGCGGTGTTCGAAAGGGCGATCACGATCTGGTCACTTTCGAGGTCCATGTTATGGACCGCGTTCTTCACGAAGTCGTTCACTTTGTTGAAGGTAGCCATCGAAGGAGTCTCCTGTAGAGGATGCGCGCGTGCGGCATCTTAGCATCATTCATGCAGGCGGACTAGGCCATTGCGGAGCACGGGGGTCAACGGTGTTGGCCGGTAGATCACGCAGCGCCTGACGGTAGGCGGCCCATGCAGCGCGGTCGACCGGCGCGTCTGGTGCCTGCGTCCAGTCGGATGCGGAAAGCATTCTATCCCTATCTGCGCGCAGAGAAATCCAAGCCGTTTCGATTTCTGCGTCTTGTGCAGTCTTTGAATAGAAGACAGCACCATCTCGATGGTAAGCGTACCTCATCATGTTGCGATTTATTTCCTCATACGGCTCGATGCGATGGCTCGTTGGGCATGAGGCTTCTGCATCATCAATGCTGGTGCAGTCGAAAATCGTTGTTACTTTGTCATCCGCTTTGCGAACGAAAAGATACATCATTTGTAGAACTCCAGAATGATGATCTCAAGATCGTAGGTCACTGTTGTTGTTCCGCTGCCAGCAGGGATGACTAGGAAACTCGCACTGACCGACGTTGATGTCGCTGTCCCGCCTAAAACCCAAGCGTCGCTATCACTTGTGCCTGCCGGCGCTTGAAGTTGAGTGCTAAATCCAGCGGTCCCGCTTATGCCAGATCTTGAAAGCGCCATATAGGTTGTGATGCCATATTCCATCCTGCCCCAGGCGAGTATTTCTATGATGTTGCCAACGGTCACGCCGGTCAGGGTGACAGAGAAATCTCCAGAGTCGATAGTATCGCTCAAAGTGATCGTTGCGTTGTAGCTTCCGCGCGAAATCCTAACAGCGCCAGATCCGATCAAGCGCGATGCGCTTAAAACACCTGCATTGATCTTGTCTGCCGAGAGATCATTGATCTTCGCATTCGTTATGACCGCGTTGTTGATTTGTGCACTGTTCGTGATGATCCCGCTGGTCGCGAGCAGACCGCCTGTGATGGTGTTGGCGACGATGCGATCGCCAGTGATCGTAGCGGCCGCAATCTCTGCGGCGGTAACCGCGTTTGCCGCGATCTTCGGCGTGGTGATAGCATCCGTCGCGATCTTGGTCTCGGTAATCGAGCCAGCAGCGACATCAGCGATCACAAGCGTCCAGGCCGCTCCTGTCCACTGATACAGCTTCCCGTCGGTGCGGTTGTAAATCTTTTCGCCGACGAAGGCGCCGGCCCCAGGCAGACTGGTGACATCGCGGATCGCATAGAGGCCCTGCGCGGTGAACAAGCTGTAGATGCCGCCCGAGAAGTCAGCATTGTCCAAGTAACTGGTGGTTGCGCTCACCCCCGCAGTGAAGGCAGATTTGTTGTTGCTGAAGTCGACAGATTTCAGCCAGTAGTAGCGCGTGACACTTAGCGCAAGATTATTGCGGATGAAGTTCGAACCTGCGGAGATGCCGGCCAACGTCGAAGTCGCAGAGTTGTCGACGGTGTTCTCATAGACCTCGACATGACTGAAATCAGAATCAGTCGGGTTCGTCCATTTGATCTCGATGTAGCCAAACTGACCATTGGCTGAGATGGCAGTTGGTAGTCCTGGCGCTGTAGTATCGCCACCTCCTGTCAGGGTGACGCTGGTCCAGCCCCCGCGAACACCAGCAATCGTGACGGCGCGAACGCGGAAGATGTACTGGATGCTATCGATGATCGGAGAAAGTTCGATGTCACTTTCATCCGTGGTAGTCGCGGCATAGTTACTGTCAGCGACAGGGCGCCATTCGACTTCATAGTAGTCGACGAACTTGTTGGATGCGTCATCCCAGTTCAAGATCGCAGAGTTGATGCGTGTTCCATCGGTTTGCGTCCGACCGCCGGCGGAAGCTGTCAGGTTGGTGATCGTCAGCCCCGATGACGGATCAGGCAGGGTCGAGTTGTTGCCAGTGATCGCGCTCTCTTCAGCCGTCCACGAAAAGGCCGCCGAACTCGTCTCCCGCAGCGTCATCGTAACGCGAAGGTCGCCAGCTTCACCATTGGCGCCGAATGTCCACGCGACGACTTCGAACTCTTTCGCGGACCAGCCATAGCGGTCGATGGTCAGCGCCACGATGTCGCCGACCTGCAATTCCAACGCGGCCATTCCGAAATCTGCGCTGAACGTCAGTTGCTCCCGGTTGCGGAAGAGCATCTGCTTCGC